CCGTTGAAAGTCCACAGCTGCCCCCCTTCATCCTGAATGACGGTGCTCGGGGCGCCAGCTTCCTCAGCACTGATCGACCAATATGCAAGAGCCCCCCCACTAGGAGCCGGAATAGCAATACCCCCGCCAGGACCCAAGGATCCTGAGGAGTAGGCTTGATTATCGACAATATAATACTGAGCACCAAAAGAAGCAAATTGCCCTTGAGCAGTTCCTGTGTTTCCTACGGAAGCATAGCTGGTTCCAGGGCGTTTGACGATAGCTACCCCGTTTTCAGTCTTCTCCGCAAAGCAGTTAACCATCTTCGCATCTTTGGTCAACGTGCCATCTCGCGTGCCGATTGGGTGTGCCCAGGAGATAGTTACGTCCTTATCTGGTGCTGCCATTACATTCTCCGCTCGGAGGGGGTGAGGAAGATGGAGGCCTGTTCCTGACCGAATTCCGCATCGAAGAATTTATCTCGGAAGGCAGTGGCTTTCTGGTTGACTTCGAGTCGTTCATCTGGAGGCATGCGGTACATGAGAGCGATTTCATCAGTCAAATTCCAATCCAGCATGCGGTAGGCTTCCTGGGGAAATGCGATGTTGTTGGTAAGTGACCCGACATCCTGCATCTGCATCTGCACCACGACGTGAATCGTGTGGGTGCTGTCGATAGGGACGTTGTAAAGGGTCAAGTTACCTGCACCAAGCTGTGGATCGTACCAGACTTGATTGGGGATACTTTTCTGGGCTTTCTGCCCAAGGGTGTCCCAGTCATACCGAGAGGTCATCTGCATGGTGACAGAATTGCCTTGGCTATCGACAATATACTGGTCGAGCACCCGCAGGGGGAGAGTTGACCCCGTGATTGTGGAGAGATTGTAGACTGCTTGCCCAGCGACAGTCGGGAAGGCGATGTCCTGAATGCACCACAAAGGCATCCCATTCAAGGCCATTTCCTTGCACATAATCTCTAGAGACTGTAGTACGCTGGCCAGATCGGCCGGGGGGATAGGCTGATACTGGTCAAAAGCTCCTGTCCGCACTATCGCCGAAGTCACCAACTGTTGAGCGGTGAGCGAGAAGTTATAAGTACCGCTGTAGGTTGGCATAGCTGCTCCGGGGAGTTACGATTTCATCTTCATGCGGGAGGCTGTTTTGGGCTTTGCCCCTACCCGCGTGGTCATGGCTTGGGACATGGCAGCTACGCCCTTTTTGACCTCAGAACGGGTGACTGTGTGTCCCTTAGCCCGGCCAATTTTCTTCTTTTCCATTATCGTACCCCTACCCCAATCCCACCAGTTTTAATCAACTCCAGCACAACTGTAAAGACGGTCACTGCGTCGGGAGTCGCCGCCCAGCCAGTGGTCTGCAGCCAGATGCTACCGTCAGATCCAGCTTGGTTGTTGGTAAGGCCGCCGAAGCAGTCGAAAGCCATCCGACCACGAGCAGCAATTGGCAAGATCGGAGCACCTGGACCAGCACCAGCTGCCAGACCCCAGGACAAGATCACCTCTAGATTGCCCCCCATTGAATAGTCGATGTAGTCGAGCTTCAGCAACGGGAAAGGCAAGGTCTGCGCCACATGAAACATATTCGCAGGAATGGCTACCTGAACAGCAGCCACATCTGACGTATCGAGAATCCCCGTGATCTTCACAACAGCATTTCGAGGGCCATCGATGATAGTTTGAATAGTTACTGCATTTGCCATGATGGCCCCTTATTTAGTTGGGAGTCACTTCTTGCACAGCCACGAAGAAATTGACTGTCAGGACGCGAGCCACGGCGGTCGTGGGGATGGCACCTTGAGAGGCGAAGAGGGCACCGGTCGGCAAGTTGAGACCTTGCAGGGAGCCGTTGAGCTGGTTGTAGGCAGCAACGACAGGACCGTTGGCAACCGTGCCGATGGGGGTTGATGGGACCGTGCCCGTGATCGGCTCTGCACCAGTGGTGGGGTTGAAATAGGCGAATACGTTGCCCAGGGTGTCGACTTCGATGCCGAGTTCCACTTGAGTAGCAGCAACGAGAGCGAGACCGGTTGGGAAGGGGAACGTGCTAGTGCCCGTACCATTTCGAACGATCAAGCTGAGCGCGCCTGTGGTAACAGTCGACTGGATGAAGATGCCCTGAGGGGCGGAGGCTGCAGAGGCTACGAAACCGACCTGCAAAGTGCCCAAGAGGGAGTCGATTTGCCCTTGCCACTTGAAGAACATCCGGCCGAGGTTGTTCGCGACAGTCGGAACTTGGAAGACTGCCTGTGCGGTTGCCTCAGCGCCGAGAGTGTTGGCTGCCGCTCCCGTGGTGAGAGTTGCAGAGCCCCCTACACCAGCTGCGGTAGCCATAGCTGCCGAACCGTTGGCCGTAAGAGCCGTCAGATCGTTGTTGTTGATATATTCGAGGGCAATTATCCGCGCCCAGGTCGGGTCAGGTACGCCCGAATTGCCCATCGTCTGGCGAGGAGCCGCATTGGTGATACCGTAAGGGTTACGGCTGGTCCGAGAAAGCTTGGCTGGCATTTTACTGCTCCTGAATTAGATGAAGAAAAGCGGGATCTGTCGAGAGTATAGCCGTAGCTACCTTCAATAGATCCCGCTTATAGGGCGGTTTTCAACCGGGATTACTAAAAAGTAATAACGGTTAATTACTCGTTATGCAGCGTTCGAACCGTACAGACCACGTGGGTTGGCCCACAGGAAGGTATAACGCTCATAGGCACCGACTTTATAGTTCCTGGTGTCTGCATCATTGTCTTCCCAGATTTCGAGAGGCTCACGCTCTTGCCAGATCATCCCATCCTGAATGCCGGTTGTGATGAACCACGGGTCGGCTGCAGTCAGGTACGGATTGCTAACGCGACCGCCCATCAGATAACCTTCCGTCTCAATCGGGTTGATGTCGTTGTTGTTGTTGCCAACGGCCTTCCCAGTCTTCAAGATCCGGTCAGCGTTCATGATGTTGTTCGGATGGACGATCAGCTTGTCCCCGGTCAACGGCTCGATGTAGCCACGGTCGTCCTTGGCCTGCATCATCAGGATCAACATGTCTTCAACAGCAGCCTGAGACAAGGCAGCATCAATCGCCATCTTGTTCTGCCACGTGCCCGACGAGAAATTCGGATGAACCGTGTTGAGCAAGCTGACCCCATCACCACCAGCATACGTGGCGTTGAAGGCCCGGTTGAACACGTTCGTCGCGTTGATGTTCTTCGTTTCACGGAAGGCTCGACGGAGGCGTTCGACACGGCCCTGGGTCAGCTTCACGTAGAGGTTATCCTTCAGCTCTTCGTGGGTGACAATAATCCCCAGGCCATACGCCACGTTGGTGCCGCGGGTGATAAAACCCTGTTGCATCGTGTCGTAGCTGATCGGTTGTGCTTCCGGCTTGAACACCGCCAGACCCAGGCCAACCGACTGAACGTACTCTTCGTAGTTCTTCTCCGAATCGTACTTTTTGAACATCATCGGGGCGAACTCGGGCGCACTGGGCGCTGCCGAATCCCACCAGCTCTTGACCCCTTCCCATAGTCCCTTGGGGTAGGAGCCTGTATTGACAATACCTGGCATGGTAAATCTCCTTTCAGGCCAACGGCCCTGTTAATTAAACCCCGGCGGTATTGCCCTGGAATTCGTGTTGGTTGAAAATGACATCCCAAGTCGCATTTGCACCGAACGTGTTGTTCGGGATTTGCGTCAGGCCCAAGAGCTTGACAGTCAATGCAGCAGTTGTTGCGAAGCTGGACGAGAGCAAGACCGTTGCCGAGTTCTGCGAGGGGGCCGTGGGGTTGGTCACAGTGAAGCTGGCGTTGAGGCCGACCGATGCCGCCACGAGATTGGCTGTGGTGATCCCATCATCCTGAATCTGGAAGATCACCTTCGGATCGTCAACCACGAGGACGTAGTAGTCCTGGGTTTTCGTAGCCGGGATGTTCTGGATGGTCAGGTTGAGGTTGGTGCCGACCAGAGAGGGCAGATTCGGGGCTGCTACCAGGCATCCGATCACCACACCACGCACAACACCCGTGCCTGCAGTGTTCTTCGTGACGTTTGGAATACCGTTCGCATCCGCACCTGTAGCCGCCGACAGCACCACATCACCAGGATTGTACTGGTTCGTGTCTGCTGCGGGGATGTGATACATATTCGCGCCTCCGCTCCACGCTGCACCGTTAAGGTAGCGAGCGGGAACGAAGCCACGGGGCTGGACAAAGTTTGCCATTGTGGGTCTCCCTAAGATAAGGGTTTGTTGAGGGGGGCCGACCCAGCCCCAAGTTGCAGATTACTCGCCAGAGTTGCCGCGTTGCTTTGCGCCTTCTCCTAGCTGGTATTCCTTCTTGTAGCCAGTGTCGATTTCGGTTCGCATATTACGGAGGCTGCGCATTCCGGAACCTTGCTCCGGGGATTCTGCTTGCCTGCGGATGTCCGCGTCCCATTTGTCTGCAGCCCGATACCGGCGCGATTCGATTTCAGCCCAAACGTCGTTGGGGCACTTCAATAAGTATGCGCGGAGCGCTTGGCCGTCACTTCGAGTGCCCTTGACGAATCGCGAGATCACGTTGCTAATCTCTTCGTCAGGGACAATCTTGGCCTGTTTTGCATATAACTCGTCCTGGGTGACGAAGTCAAAGCCCTGTTGCAGCTTGCCTTCGATTGCACCGTTCTCGTCGTTCACCCAGGAAAGCTTGTGATCTGGGATCTCGCCGTGGACGTCGAGCTGGAGGGAGAGCCCCCCTAAATCATTTTCTCGTTCGCGTGGGGCTGTGCCATCTTCGCGTGCTTCTCGAAGGGCGCGTCCTTGGCGACGGGCGGATAACAACCGGTTGGAATCGGCATCGGGAGCCCGTTGAAAAGTACCGGATGCAGTCTTTGTTTCGTTAGCCATGAGAATAGCCTTTGGATGGGGTTAAGAGAAGTGCTGAAAGGGAAGTGGTTACTTCTTCTTCGGAGCAGTGCGGTGGACGTGGGGTTCGTCGCTAAAGTAATTCTTTAAGAAAGTGCTTTCCGTGGTCCAACCTTGCCGGATGCCAGTTTTCATCAACTCCCGATCCGCTTCGGGCAGATCATTCACTGAGTAGCTGCGTCCATCCCCACCGCCACCACCACCAGCTTCGGTCATGCTGCCCCGGGCAGTCGGATCACCGGCCTTCTTGAACTTCATCGGGAAGGCTTCTTCCATCTTCTCCCGCATCAGGTTCAGGAAGGGAAGGCCACGCTTGGTTTCACCAGCTGCGATGGCCTCGTTAGCCAAGGCGAAGCAGTAATTCCGCATCGGCTCGCTCTCGTTAAACCACTGATTGCCGTTGTCGATCCATGCGCGGACAACAGGATCGTTGGTGTTGCCGTTTTCATCAACAACAGGGGGGCTGTCTCCAGCAGGAGCCTGCTTTGTCTTCTCGATCTGCTGTTTGACGTTGGCGCGTTCGTCATTCAGGATGTCGAGGCGGTCTTCAATGGAATCCGCCATTTCATCGTTGCCGTCACGAATGGCTTCACGTTGCTGTCGCTTGAGGTCGCGTACCAACTCACCAATTTGGGAGTCGCGTGCTTCGATCTGACGTTGCTGGAAGGCTGCGAATTCCTTAGCAGTGCCTTGGAACTCAGCAAGTTGCTTTTTGACTGTTGCCAACTCCGTCTGCAAGTTGCGATTGTACTTGGCTCCATCAGCTAGAAAGGTAGCCGCATCCTTCCATTTGCCTTCCTCGCCAGTGTACTTGTGCTTGGGAATCCAGCCCCGACGAGAGGCTTCGAGTTCCTGCTCCCGTTGGATGTTTTCATCATGGCCGCTGTTGTCGCCAGCATCTGCATTCACATCGCTCATTGCTATAACTCCAGTTATGGAACTACGGTTATTTACCGGGATTACAAAATAGTAATAGCGGTGAGAAACTAGTTAAACAAACTGACAATCTCGGGGCCACGGACGGTTAGAGAATACCCGGAGGTGTCGCGGGTGGAAAGGACTTGCTGGATTGCCTTGGAGAGGGCTTCTCGCAGTTCATCTTCCAGTTCCGGTACCATCTCCAGCTCCATGTCGAAAATATGGACAGCAAAGTTGACTTGAGTGCTCATCGTCCGGGCCGATTAGCTTCAGCAAGAGCAATGCCATAGAAGGTTGGGGCACATGCCCCGGCTAGGCAGACAAAGAAAACAACAACAAGTTGGTTACTGAACA